GGGCCCATACAGGCACGCTAATGGCCCCACAAGGGCGTTTGTTAAGTTATTAGTGTTTATGCCCTCTGTGACCAAAACAGGCCGTCACAAGCGCAGGCAGGCACACATAGCCACCATGATCGAGGGCGAGGCAGCGGTGGAGATATGCAAGGCTGTCAAGGCAGGCGATAAGCTCAATCTTGACGGGCACCTGTATAACTACGTGCCTATCCGCAGTCGGGTGAAGAATGACGACAACAAGGATTTTCTAGTAGTAAAGGTTGACAGATGGGAGTTTATCAGGGATACTAGACACTGTGAGCAATAAGAGGTTGCTCTAGGGGCATAAATGAACAACTAATGATTGCGTGGCTGTATGTGGCGTGGTTCCCTCTCCGTCACAGCCCCGGCTGCGTAATCAGGGGCACTGAGCGCCCGCTCCATCCTCTAGCTCAGTGCCCCACCTAGACTTCCACCGCACCGCAATGGGGCGTGCGCTGGACGAAAGGAGACAAGTATGGCGAAGACTCTTGCGGCAATTGAGCCCAAGAAAACCAAGGCAGCAAAGCCCAAGGTGCAAATCTATGGGCCTCCTGGTGTCGGTAAGACGTGGGCAAGTCTGGATTTCCCAGATGTGTACTACATTGACACCGAGCGCGGCGCTGACCTTGAGCACTACACCGACAAGTTGGCGGCGAGTGGTGCCGGGTACATGGGGCCTGATGAGGGATCCCAGAAGTTTGACATTGTACTTGAACAGGTGGAGCTACTGGCTACCACCAAGCATAAGTATAAGACGTTGGTAATTGACTCACTGACCAAACTCTACAATGAGACAATGGCTGATGCCGCTGAAGACGGTGGCGATGCCTTTGGTCGTGACAAGAAGGAAGCCAACAAGCCGATGCGGAAGTTGATCCGGTGGTTGTCCAAGATTGACATGAACGTGATCTTGATATGCCATGCCAAGGACAACTGGGAAGATGGCGAGAAGGTTGGGTTGCTGCCTGACTGCTGGGACAAGATCAGCTATGAGATCCACCTTGTGTTGGAGATCAAGAAGATCGGTAACGCCCGCCATGCCATCATCAAGAAGTCACGGTTGAATGATTTCCTTGATGGCAAGACATTCCCATGGTCATATCAGGAGTTCAGCAAGAAGTACGGTGCTGATGTGATCGAGCGCACTGGTGATATCATTAAGTTGGCAACGCCAGCGCAAGTGTCAATGGCAATCAAGTTGAATCAGGCGATACGGCTTGAGGATGGCTTGGTGGAGAAGTGGTTCAGCAAGGCACAGGTGGATGACTGGTCAGAGATGGCCCATGAAGACATCGCCAAGTGCATCAAGTACATGGAAAAGAAACGGGAGGCAAGTAAATGAAGTTTGATACATCTGGTGGGACGGAAGCACCACCCAAGAAGGAGTTTCCGCTGTTGGATCCTGGCACGTACCAGTTTGTGGTGCTGACTGCTGTGGATGCAGTGTCTAGAGCTGGCAATAAGATGGTCACGATTGAGATCCGGGCCTTCGACATGGAGGCCGACAAGGATGTCAAGATAAAGGACTACCTTGTTGGAACCGAGTCTGCGTCATGGAAGGTCAAACAGTTCCTTAAAGGGATTGGTGATCCAGAAGCTGCGGAGTCGGGTGAGCTTGATGCGGAGGCTATCATTAACCAAGGTGGCATGGTAGTTGTCGGGAAGAAAGAACCCAACGACAAGGGCTATGTATACAACGAGGTGGTTGCATACGTTGACCCTGACGAAGAACCAGCCGAGGCCCCACGCAAGGCAATCGGTGAAGATCCTGACGAGGACCCCTTTAGCTAGGGGACAGGAACGCTGGGGTGTGTGGATTGGGGAAATGGTATGCCACATTAGGAACGATGGGATCCCCGTTCGATTCGGGGGTCCACACACCCCTTTACTTTAAGGAGTAGTGACATGAAGAGGGGCATCGAAGACGTGGCTATCGCCAGGAGTAAGGCGCAGACCGGGTTTGGGTGGAGCAAGTTTGGGTTCAAGAAGGAACTTGTGAAGTTTGTTGAGGAACAGGATGCCGGGGGTGCGGAAACTATTGACACCATCAACAACCGCATGGTTGTGCCAGATGGGTGGTTTGTTGACAAGGAGGCTAACCGATTTTGCGTGCTCGAAATAGAGGACACGAACCCAATGTCGCGTGGCAAACTAACGCAGTACTCCGAGATATGGTTTGCGTTTGACTGCTCAGAAACAAGTTCTGACTTTGCCCTGTACGTTGGTGATCGGTATGGTGACACAAAGGAGGTGCCGCTAGTGGACATCTGGTATGCTTTTCTCGCGGAGAAGGCTGCTTCATGATGCTTCTATCACTAATCCTCATAGCCGCAATCGACTCCAACTCACCCAAGCACCTTGCCGCTGGCATGGTTGGAGGGTACGTTACATACCAGTACACGGAGTCAGTGTGGCAGACAGTGGGGCTGAGTGTGGTAGCGGGGTTCGCACATGAGATGTACCAAGAGGCGAATGGCGGGGTGTATGACACTGATGACATTATGTTTGATGTGTTCGGTGCGTGGATAGGGGCACAGGGGGCCCACGCAAGGGTGCATCGTGGTGGTATTACTTTTACATGGAGGTTTTAGGGGTGGGTAGAATACGAGGATTCGGGTATTACGACCCGATAAGCATGGTCAACCCGGTGAGCACGACAACAGCAGCAAGCACTATTTTCATGTGCCGACCAGACAAGCGCAGGGCCCCGAGAATTGTATCTGCTGGTGAGCGCAAGGGGCACGCGCTGAAGAGTGAACGCACAGGGCGGCATGGTATCGGGTCAGGCAATCACAAACTGCCACGTATGATCAAGTGCGGGACATGGACAATGGATCAGTGGGTTGAGCAATGGGAGGCAAGGCGTGGCAAAGAAGCATGAACGAGCACTGGAAGACATCCTGCTCATGTGGGACGAGTACTCTGATGCAGTACGCAACAAGCTGATCAAGAGCTACGCCGAGTATGGGGATGGCACGATTAAGATGCCCATTGGTCGGCTGTCAAATGAACTCCAAGAGGAAGCAATTGACATGGCGGGCTGGGGCGTGTTCTTGTGGAACCGGGTCAGGCAGATCGAGGAGAAGCTGGATGAACGATGACCCCCCAGTAGACATCCTCCACCTGGCAGCCAACATCATCCTGTGCATAGCCGCAGTGGGGTTCTGGGTTGGCATGGTGTACTTGGCGTGGTGGATTAAATCATTGACATCTTAGCAGCCCTTCTGGTCACACTTGGCCAAGTCCCGCTGGGGGGACGTGATCGGAGGGGTTTTTTAATTATTGCATTGGGGTGTGCGCTATGGATAATCCATGGCTGGCAGACCAAGACATGGGGGTTACTCATTGAGTGCCCAGTTAGTATCATCCTCTTGATAAGGAACTACAGGCTATGGGGTATCCCCGCAAGCTCAACATCTGTGGCAAAATCTACCACGTAACATACGTCAAGCGCCACATTGATGTGGATCCTGATGGGGAAGAGTTGTTATGGGGACAGGTAGATTACCGGCGCAGAAGGATTAGGGTATACGATGGCAAGGAATACACCAGCAACCCTGACAAGTTTGACACCTTGATACATGAGATGATTCATGCTATCCTTCGTGAGCACTCAATGCTGATGTCCATCGTTGGCGAGATGGAAGAACCATTCGTGAATGATGTTGCATCTGCAATAACTGATTGTCTAATCAGGAACAAGTTGATCGAGGAGTGGGGATGAAGTTCAAAAGATTCATTGTATGCGCTGACTTACACGGTGACATGCAGGACAAGAAGGCCGTATCTGCGTTCCTTCGATTCAATAAGACATGGGACGCACAGATACGTGTGTTCGGTGGTGACCTGTTCGACTTCAGGGCTATCCGCAAGGGTGCCAGCAAGGAGGAGCAGAGCGAGTCAATGGACCGTGACCTGGATGCCGGTGAGAAGTTCCTTGGTGACTTCAAGCCGACACACTTCCTGCGTGGCAATCATGATGAGCGCCTGTGGGATCTCGCAAGGGATGGCAAGGGGTTATTTGGTGACCATGCGAAGGCTGGCGTCCGTGAGATTGAGGACATCGTTAAGGATCTCGGATGCAAGATGTACCCATACAATAAGCGCACGGGTATCGTAAGGATTGGACACCTACAGATCATACACGGGTTTGCCACTGGGGTGGGGGCAGCACGTAAGCACGCACATGCATTTGGGTCATGCCTATTCGGGCACACCCATTCGATTGATGAACACGCAGCGGAGGGAATTGAACGGAGAGTGGCAAGGAACATTGGGTGTCTATGCCGCTTGGATATGGATTACAACAGGCATCACATCGCAGCATTGAGACATGCCCATGGGTGGGCATACGGTGTGGTGAATGAAAGGACCGGCCTGTATCATGTGTTGCAGGCGGAGAGGGTAGCGGGTAAGTTTGTGCTCCCGATTATTACTGACTTTGTTGAGATGAAATAGGAGCGGTTATGGCTAATAGAGAATGGTCAGTTGCGATGAGTAGTCACCTGAGTGCGGCGGTAGAGGCTGCCCCGAAGGCAAAGGGGTGGATGCCGATCACTGAGATTGCAGATGAGGTAGGCATGACCGTTGCTGGTATGCGATACCGCATGAACAAGATGATTGCTATCGGTGCAGCAGAGGGTAAGCTGTTCCGTGTTGGCAACAAGTCGTTGCGTCACTACAGGCTGACAGCGAAGGGCAGGGGCAAGTAATGAGCAAGCTTAAAATTGTATCCGCAGTTGTGTCCACATTTGCAACGACCCCAATATGGTTCTACTTGGTCTACTTCATGCTCAAGGCTGCTGGCGCTGGCGGCGTCGAGTGGTTACTGTTTGGAATATACATCCCATTCACCATGGTGGTTGTGTTTTGCACGACGCTGGCCGCCCAAGAGTGACCCGCACACGCTCCAGTAGCCTGTGGGAGTCGGTAACAAATGTATCCGTGGGTTACATCCTGGCTCTCACAGTGTGGCAGGTATACTTCCACATGAGTGGTCACGACATCCCAGTGTCGCATAATGCGGGGATGGGCGTGCTGATGATTGGGATGTCGTTTGCTAGGTTATATGTAATCAGTCGGATGTTTGCGAGGAGAGGGTGATATGGGGAAGTGTAATGCAGAGGATATTTGTGATTCACTGGCAATGCGGCCACAGGATTGGGAGGCCACGGCCTATACCCTCACGAATAAGACAGCGGGGATTGTGTTGTGGGTAGCCAATGGGATAACAATGGAGCCCTATTATTCCGCGACTCCCGTATACACAACGCTGCTAGGTAGACGGAAGATGAGGAAGGCATACAAAAAGTGGCTGCTTGGATTTGTTCACGACAAGTTGTGGCCTGAAGATTCCGAGGAGGGAGAACCGGGTTGAGCGCATATCGGAGGTGCCCCAAATGCTACGCAGAGGATGGTATCGACGTTGACGGGTACAAGTGTGACGAATGCGGGTTCGAGAGTTGGGATACTGAGGCGCTGAACGAGTGCAAAGTGAAGCTTGATGTCGCTGTATCATGCCTTGAGCACCTGTCAACAAGGCTTACAGAGTGTGACGAGGAGCGCGCTCTAGAGGAGTACGTGCATGGTGAGTGTCAGGCAGCGTTGGCTGAGATAGGCCGAGTTAAGCTTGACTAGCAACAGTTATTGCAGTATGCTGTAATTGGGAACACGGCACACTGTTACAATTAACTTTACACCTGAACCTGGCCCTCATGAGGCCTTCACATCCGTGTTTCCCAGCCTCATGCTGGGTCAGGGGAGGGTTTTGTCTTTGCTTGGGGTGAAGAATGGGAAGAACGGATGGAAGGTTGGGTAAAGTTGTACCGCGATATAGAGGACACTTGGATGTGGAGGGACCCCAAGAAGCTCAGGGCATGGCTCTGGATTCTTAATAGGGTTTCACATAAAGGGTTCGAGAATCGCGAAGCTGGCAAGGCGTATGTCAAGATAGCACGCGGTGAGGTGCTAACAAGCATTTTGCGCATGGCAAACGAGAATGACATGGATCGGAGAACGGTCGCACGTTTCCTCGATGACCTAGTCAGAAGTGGGTTTATAGCTCAACGCAAAACGGCACATTACACGGTCATAACGGTCGTTAACTGGGAAACTGCGTATACCATGGTACAGCGCGATCCCCAACGCAATGTGCAGCCCGATGAGCAACGCGATGCACAACGCACGCCCACATACAAGAAGGTTAAGACTGTAAAGAACGTAAAGAAACAACATCCTGTAAAGTCTCACCCCGTCGTTGACCAGTGGAACGATATGGCCGTGGCATGTGGTCTTCGCAAGGTGCGTGCGGTTACAGCATCCAGGGTTGGTCACATCAATGCCAAGTTAAAGATCAAGGAGTTCGACTGGGACTCTATCCTTGGCAGCATCCCCAAGTCACCACATCTATTAGGCCACAACAATCGTGGCTGGCAGGTGACCTTTGATTGGATCTTTGTGCATGAAGGTAACTGGCCCAAGATACTTGAGGGAAACTATGAGCAGGCTGGTGCTGCTGTTGCAGTCAAGGACAAGCCCTCTGCCTTCGACACCTTCTGTGGGCCGCACTGTCAGGACAAGCCCAAGATAGCCTTATTCCGCTGGGTAGATAAAAAGAAGGGATTAACCCTTGACGCCGTGCTTGCCATGGCTATAAAGGGGGAAGTTTATATTTCACCTGCCGATGAGGGCAAGCTAAAGGAGTGGTTGAATGGGTAAGTACGGCGGGCGCGAGAGCACCATTGAGAAACTAGAGAAGATCATTGATGAGGTGGTAGAGCAACGCGAGGCTGCTTGGGCCGATGCGGAGAAGGGGCGCGTGCTGGTGAGGGGTTGGGAAGCTGCTGTAGGGGATGAGTCTGCATCGTTTCGTTTTGGACGAGCGTTAATTGCGTGGGCCGAGGAGGGGGATGATGGGCAACAGGGCTAACGTTGTCACTGTTGGATCTAAAAGCGAAAGCTTGGGGGCTAACAAGTTGGCGACATGGCTAAGGGCAACCGGGTGGGACGTTACTGAATCAATCGAAGTGTCTCCGATGTTCCACGACTTTGACCTAACCTGCTTCTCGGTCGTGTTTTCGTGGAAGCTACCGGCGCTGGTGAAGATGGTCAATTCCATTAAGGACAAGAGCGAGGTCTGGATTGGTGGCCCTGCCGTGAGCTTCAGCAATAAGAACTATCGGTATGTGGAGGACTCTACTGGTATCGCACCCACCACCGGGATCGACCAACGCTTTGAAAAGGCAGAGCATGATTCATGCATGAATTACTTTTCGCGTGGGTGCCCGGCATATACCCCGGCTTGCGGGTTTTGCCCCGTGCCCAAGATAGAGGGCAGCACATTTACCTTTTACCCAGATGCGCGACCCACCAAGATGCTGCTGGACAATAACCTATCTGCGCTGCCTGCTGAATATCAAGATCATATAATAAATGCCTATCGTGATTTCAGTGGCAAGGTAGACGCCAACAGCGGTTTTGAACCGCACTCATTCAACGAAGAAATACTAAGCAGGTGGTCAACCTTCCCGCTTATGTACTGGCGCTTCGGGTATGATGACCTGACCGAGAGAGAGCAGGCGCTTACAATGTTAGACCTTTTGATGTCCAAGGGGGTTGCGGGGAGGCGCATCCAGGTATATACGCTGATAGGGAACGAGTCGGTTGCAGACAGCATAAGCAGGTGTCGGGAAGTCATTAGCTTGGGCGCTGAACCTAGGCCACAAAGGTTGAGGCCGCTTGATTGGCTAGGTGGCGATCTGCCATGCCGCCATGACTGGACAGAGCCGAATCTGATCGCAACACAAAGGTACTTTGCACTACCACAGATATGGAGGACGGTGGAGATGCGTGACTTTTATTACCAGAAGAGGTATCCGTTTCGGGATATGGGGGTGGCGGCTTGAACAATCTCCCCGCTGAACGATCACTCCTCTACCTCTGCATAGACTCCGACATATCATGTGGGGAAATCTGCGCAGTAGTGGAGACATCCGACTTCACTGACCCTGACCATGCTGAGTTGTACAGCATCGTGCTTGAGTTACATGGTGCAGAAACCAAGGTGGAAATGAGCACCTTATTAGCCGCTGGTGCCTCCACATCCACGGTGGGTGACGTATTGGAGCATGGGATGGCCGATGCAAGGTCGTGTAAAGCCCACTTAAGGGCCCTCACAGCCTCTACACGGGCACGAAAGCTCTCAAGGGTATGCAGGGAGGCCCTAGACAATTTGGAGGCCACCTCGGGCCGTATAGAGCCCCTTCTTGATTCCTTCCAATCGCTCATAGATGACCACCACAAGTCCAGCATTGACGATCAGACGGTCAGCATGGCACAAGGTGCAGAGGAAACCATGGAGTGGCTGGTGTCTGGAGGGGCTTCCAAACAGTTGAAGACTGGGTATATAGAGGTTGACAAGTTGGTACGCTTCCGGCCAGGTGGGCTACACATCATCGCAGCCAGGCCCAGCGTAGGGAAAACATGCCTTGCCCTTAACCTCACACGCAAGTGGGCCACTGCTGGGACACCCGTACTATTCGTATCATTGGAGATGGCATACCAAGACCTCGTCACCTCACTGATTGCAGCAGAGGCCAACATACCAATCGATGCCCTGATGTACGGTGACCCTGACGGGACTCAGTGGGTCAAGGCTGCAATGGCAAAGGACAGGGTATCCGGACTGCCCATCACCATCACATACAACCGCAACCTGTACGGTGTCATCACCCTTGCCAAGCAGATGGCCCGGCAGAACAAGGACTTGGTCGTGGTCGTTGACTACCTCCAGCTATTAGAAGGTGCCCGCGTTGGCAAGAACTCCAACCGAGAGCAAGAGATATCCCAGTTCAGCCAGAAACTTAAAGGCATGGCTCTGGATGAAGGGATCACAGTGGTTGCCCTGTCGCAGCTTAACCGTAGCGCAGAGCACCGCACCAATAAGAAGCCTGTGTTGTCTGATCTACGCGAGTCTGGTGCCATCGAGCAGGACGCTGATGTGGTGCTTCTCATGTACCGGGCAGACTACTACTCAGACACAGCGCGGGCTGATTCACAGACGGAGATAATTTGTGCTAAACAACGCGGAGGGCAGACTGGGAAAGTGGATATGATGTTCAGGAAGGACAAGGGCAGGTTTGAGAATTTAGCTTATGGAGGAGGAAGAGATGTATGATTTAAAAGGGCTGGATGATTTTGAGTTTATCGAGAAAGTCTTTACTGACCTGAAGTCGGCTAAGTCAAGGGGTGAACTGTGCATGGTTGATAACAATGACCTTGACCGACTGGTCAAGACTGCATTGGCTGGCTTGGCGTGGAAGGAGACTGCGGTGGGCCTGATGAGCGAGGAGGCCCCAGATGACCAACATTGACATCGACATCATACTAGACCAATGGGTGAATGACGGATGGTCACTGATAATCGAGGGTAACACATACGGGTACATGGTCACCATCGCCCATGCCGACCGGGAAGACATCACGGTGGAGAACGAGAATTTCACCCGTGCTGTCATGGATGTGGATGGCATACTGGCTGATCAGGACGATGCGGATAGCTGGAGAGAAGAGTTTGAGGGGAGACGGTAATGTCCACACTTACCCAGGAGGAAGTAGATACAATCATGGCATCAGGCAAATGGTATTCCGACATCATCCAAGGCAAGGAACTGGACGAGAACATCGCCAGTATGACCAAGTGCCTATACTGTGAAACCATCTTGTGGAAGCGGGAGGTGTGTGCTTGCCACAAGTATGATTGTCAGGAAGGGCCTCTATGCGATGCCTGCATGGATGATCATATTGTGGAGCATATTGATAAGGGGGATGAGGCATGAGATACGTCGGCATAGACCCTGGTGTGAATGGTGCGATAGCGTGGATGGATGAAGACAACAATGGGTGCGGCTCCATCAAGATGCCAAAGGAGGGCTACCTGAGACAAGGTATGCGTGGCCACGTATGTGAACACTTCTGCGATGTCTACGTTGAGGACATCCCCAAGGGGTTCAGTGGCATGGTCAACCAGTCTACGATGGCTGTGCTTCACCGCAACTTCGGGTATATGCTTGGGGTATTGGCCTGCACCAACATCACACCTATTATGGTCCGACCCCAAACATGGCAGAAGGACATACCCGGACTCAAAGGACTAAAGGGCAAAGACCGAAAGAACGCGCTTTGGGAGCACGCGAAGGAATGCTTCCCAGATATAAAGGTTTTTAAGTATTCTGCCGATGCGTTACTTATTGCCAAGTGGGGGAGTGAACAGTGAAGGTATCCAACGAGGACTGGGGCCCGCAGAAGGCAGATGGCCCATGCCCATTTTGCAACCATGGCAAGCTCTACCAAGCCCCGGCTAGCATCCACCCCAAGTGGAGGACCCCGACACTATATGTGGCACTATGTTGCAATGGGTGCAAGTGGCGTGGGTATGGCTGGTGGCATGGAGCAGAGGAAGAGCAATGAGGGAACGGTGTAGTGATTGTGGTCAGTTTGTAAGGCTAGGAGATTCAGGCGTCTTCCACGAATTCATCCCAGACACAGAGTTCACCATCGAGGAAGATATTTGGACGTGTAACACCTGCATCAACCTATCAATGCCCGCTAATCATACTCCAGAAACCCTTGAACAAGGCGACAACGCCAGCGACCAAGGCACCCCAGACTAGCTTCTGCTTCTGCTCAAGGCGGTCCAGACGCACAGCGTCACCCTTCTCTGGCTGACCGGGAGGGCCATTGCGGTAGACATCAAACTTCTGGAACATCACCGTGTGGTCTTCCTGTGTATCAGATACCCTGTCAAGGGCACGCATAACAGTGTGTAGGGTAGGCTCTGATTCAGGTGGCATTGGAGGTAACCTTTTCTTTCATCTCTTGGTAAACGCCATGCTCAACATGGACTTGGCGCATGTGGTCAATGTAATCCTTCTTGTTCTCTTCTGGCATAGTCTCCATCCAGCGATTGGATGCAGCTATCTGTGCGTCATTCACTCTCTGTTCTGTTGCCACCCTCGCGTCCGATTCCGCAAGTTTACTCGCCATTGTCCTGCGGATAAGAATAGCCGCCATACCCAATAGCCCAGTACCACCAATACCAGCCCCACCGAGAATGCCAATATTCTTAACAGCCGACCCAAGGAAATTCGTGAACCAGTTACCATATGTTAATTCTACCTTGCCGGTAGTAGGATTTATTTTGGCGCGATGACCCAATGGGTGCTGGTCATTATGGATGTGGTTCTCTAAACAACCAATGCAGAACATCAGCATCCCAAACAGTACCCATTTCCTCATGTCATGCGCCTTGTGATTTAAGTAAGTCTTGCATGGCCTGTAGTGTAAAGCCGTCCTTGCTAACACGGGTACCCTTATCCTTACCCCGTGCCTTATCAATTCTCTTCAGTTCCTTCTGTGCGTTGTCCAATTGGAACTGCTCTGCACTGAATGCAGGTTCAATCTCACGGATCAAACCCTGCAAGACTTCAGCGTTGGCATCGTCACCTATCTTCTGGGCACGCTTCAATGCAGAGCGTAGGGTGCCAAGCGACTTCTTCTTCTGGAAGTCTACCGTAGCCTTGCGGCGGTCGATGTCCACCTTGTTGAGTTTGACGCCGAATGCGAATCGCATAGCAACGTCCATGATCTCTCGCTTGCGGAACTCATCAGTCCCAGGTGACAGGCGAATGAAGTTATCAAGTTCATTCAGTGTGCGGATAGTCTGTAGCGAATGGATCTGTTTCTTTTGTACTCGGAAGTTGAGGAACTGACCCTTCTCACCAGCGAACCGTTCAATGTCTTGATCCTTAAAGATGGACTTGTTAAAGAACAGTTCCCACGGCAACTTAAAGATCGGTGACAACATTCCCACCATCTCCTTGGCCATGACCTTCGGATTCAGTGTCAGTTTGTTCAATTCAAATATAGGTATCCATGACTCCAGCAAGAAGTACTCAGGGTTGCCATCATCGTCAAGGCGAACAGGTACACCAAAGTTATCTGATACAAAGTTGGGTACCAGTTCATCTGGCAACGGTTCTTCAATAGCACCAAAGTCCACGCCAAAGTCCCGAAGGTTGATGGCTGTCTTAGGCTCAACCAGTGCGCGCCGCATTGCATTAACCTTGCCGGGCGTCAGTGACACAGCCTTGATCATGGCAGGAAGAGACTTCCTCGTCCAGGTATAAAACGGAAATAGCCTACGAAACACACCAGACTCAATATCAGTCAGGTCACCATAATCAAACAGCGTTGCCACAGCGCTCTGCCCAGCAGTGGCCTCATCCCACTTGTCTACCTCCATCCGGTAGATGATGTGGGCTATCCGGTCATTGTCCTCAACAAAGGATGATGCCTTACGTGCAGCATCGTTGGTCTTGCCAACCTTCTCCTTGACCTTGGAGAACGCACGGGCTGCTTTGCTGGTCAACGTCTTCTTGGCAAACTGCTTATTGGTGGCAGACCCGAACTCTTCAGCGAAGAAGGACCCAGAGTCCATGCCACGGTTACGGATGATAATGTCCAGCATCTCCTTGCCATCGACATCGCCACCACCGATCTTGAAGTTCATTTTCCTCAGTCTCGCCGTAGCTGCCGCAACCTCTTCAGCAGTACGTGCCTTCTTCAGTGACGTAGCAGCAAGTTGCAGGTTCAGCCCCTTGGCGTAGCTACGGGTGAACCCAATGGGGTTATCCATCCCAGACAACCAGTTAAGGAACTTGTTGGAGATGGAGTTGCGACCATGGAAAGCAGGGTTGTACGCAGTAGCTGATATCTTCCATGCGTTCTGCACGGTATCAAACGACTTCAGGAACTGATTCATCACCGCAGGCTGGAACAGTTTCTCTCTCACATTCAGGATCTGTTCTGCCACTTCAGGCGGGAAGAAGACACCCTTTAAGTTCTTGTCATTGGGGAGTGCTTCAACCCAGCCGGGTGGGACTTCATCCAGTGCCTCCGAAGGCAGTTGGCTGGAACGCACCTTCTTGCCGTTCTTGGTTGTCAGGTTGACAGCCTTGCCGAATAGCTTGGAGTAGTTCTTGAAGTACTCAGCATTGGAGGCAGCTTCAACGAATCGCCTGCCTACAGTGTCTAGCACCGCACGAACATCTGTCTCAAAGTACTCAGCAACAAGGTCTTGGAACCCATGCTTGGTGGCATCTTCCATGTTTTTGATGGTGCCATTAGCCACAAGCCTATCCAGTTCCCTTGCACGCTCGGGTGACTGGGCTCGTAGGTTGGCCACAAACTTCTGTGCAACGCCCTCACTCAACTGTCCCGGCTCTAATGCCACCAACTTGTTGACTTCTTCAGTGGTCAGCGCACGTCCTGGTAACCCATCGTCCAGTGGCTCACGGAACTTGCGCACAATGTTCTGGGCTATGTCGGTTTTTGCTACACGCTTACCACGCTCACCTTGCTTCAGTGTAGCGAAGAACTTGTTAGCTTCCTCGGTAGCAATGTGTGGCAGGTACAGCGGTGTCTTGGCAATGGCATCAGCGGCATCGTCAGCACTCTTGGTCAGTGACCCTATCTGACCCTTCAGTTGGGCTTGGAAGGTATCCCCGCCAGTCTCCAGCACCTGTTCAGCCACAGCACCCACGTTCTGCTTGTCAAGGTTATTCAGTGCCTTGGACAATGTAGGAGCCTGTGGTCCCATGGCATCAGCAGCCCTGCGTAGTTCAGGCACAGCATCCTTCACGGCAGCATTGAGCAAGTCCATCTCAGCCGTGATCTCACGGAACTTCTTGCGGTCCAATGGGTCAGGCAGGAACTTGGCAAGCGTCTTGTCATCAACTCGCCTCAATGCCTGTACAAATTCGCTTGTATTGCCGAAGGATACCTGCTTATTCTTGCCAGCCAGCGCAGATAGCTCCCTGCGTCCATCCTTCATCAGTCGGGCGGTCAATGCCACGGCATCAGTCTTGTCCATTGACTTGAGCTTGCGACCCAGCTTGCCGGTGCTGCGCTCCAGTTTCTCAACCAGCGGGCGAAATTCCCCACTTAACTTACGGGCATACACCTTCAGTGCAGTATTCGTCTTCTTCGGGATGGCCTCGATGGTCTTCTTAAACTTGGCTGTCTGGCTAGGGATCTCAAGCCCCAACTCCTTCATCCAGCCTGCCCATCCCTCGATTAGCTCTGAGCCCTTCAGAATCGCCTGTAGCTCACCCTGTGTGTATTGGAGGGTCTTGTCACCCCCCTTGCGCACGGAGGCCGTCAGGAGCCCGTCAGGCCCCTTCAGCGGCTTGCTACCAAGGTTCTCCCACTTCTTGTACAGTTGGGCTATACCAGCGTCATCTAACCCCTGTGTGGCCAGCAAACCATTGAAGTCTCGCAGGTCACCCTCAACCTTATACTTTAACTCTGCCTTCTTACCCCCAAGCATGTGCTCAACCTGACGCACTGCCGCACCCTGATGCTTGCCAAATACCTGCTCCAGCTTCTTGAATGTCTTCGTGCCCTTAGTGAACTTGGATATATCAGTCAGGAACTCCAGCACAGGAGTACCCTGCACCAAGGTAGTCCCCCCCCACGCTGATCAATGACCGATACCCCTCCTGTGCCTGCTCCGCAAATGTATCAGCGAAGTTAGGCTTCAGGTCACCCATGTCTATGCGAGCCTTCTTGGCACTAGCCTTCAGCCCCTTCAGTGCCTTCTCAGCACCTGGAGCCCCCAGTTTCAGCCCACGCTCAATCGTCGTCAGCCTACGTGCGTGCTCACCCTTGGTAGTCAGCCCAGCGAATCGGGTAGAGAGCCTCCCGAACCCACCAACACCAGTCCATGTGACAGGGTCACTGACTATGTCTACGGCGAGCTTGGGAAGCCAATGTGACCCTTTGGGGAAGATCACATCGGACACAGAGGTAGCTTCGTCTGCGTCAATATCACTGAACGGCAACAGTACCGTGTAGGCATTCCAGACATCACCCTCTAGCAAGTTGCCTAGCGCGTAACTCGGGCGCGACAACTCCGTGAGGATATGCCTGATGCCGGGGGTGTTGGCTACTGTTCCAAGGGAAGATAGGAACCAGTTGGGCTTTTCAGGTTCAGCCTGACGAGGTTGTATAGAACCAAGTTCAGGTAGGCCCGGTAGTTTGCCGAACTGAGTTGCTTTTTGTTTGGCCAATCTATGCTACCTGACTATCTTGCTGCCAAGGCCACCGCCGCTTTGTTGCACATTAACCTCAAACTGGAAGTCTTTGGGCAGCCCAAGTATTGATCTAATTTTCGCATTGCGCTTGTCCGGGTCAAGCTCAGTATCCAACACAGCCGCCTGCACCTTGCTGACATCGCTTATGTCGTCGAATATATTCACCGAACCGTCTGCGCCAGTTATGACAGCCCTTCTCTTAATTATGCCGCCTGGAGCCTCGGTTGGGAACCCGATCAACTTCTGAAGGACGCCCGCAGGAACGTCAAAGAACTCTGCGTTCTCGCCAAGCCCAGCGGGATCAAGCCCCAGGTTCTCGCCAAGTTGCGCACCAACGTGCCCGAGAATCTGTGGGCCACTTGCGTTTACCAACTCCTCTGGGTCCCCGCCTGTGTTTATAAACGCATTGAATATGTCCTTGCCGAAGCCTTGGCCCGCCGCAGCAAGCCCTTGCTGGGCAGCGTTTATCACACGGCCAAATGTTCCAGTGTTCTCATCCGTTGGGCCAGGACCGCCAAATACAGCGGGCGTGCCTGCGCCATCACCAGCCCCGCCGTCACCGCCATTGGCTTTGTCTTCCGCCGCCTGCGCATCACGCAGGAATGCCGCTAACTTGGCCTCAGTAACACGCTGTTCAAGTTCAAACCTGCGGCGCTCCAAGTCTTGGTCAGCCTTGCTTTGTGCAAGACCAGCCGACAACTGTTGTGCCTGGAAGTTGGCCTGCGATGCAGCCTGTTCCTGCTGGAAGTTCAATAGCTCACGGCGCAACTCAGCATCAGTCTCGGCCTCTTGTCGCGCATTCTTCTGTTGGTTGCTTGCCAAGATCAACTTCAATATCTGATTGATGCCTTTGGATCCAGCTTCTAAGCCGCCTGCGGCTCCTGCTCCTGTGCTCATTATCGTCTACCTCCACCGATCTGTAGTTGGTCTGGTCGGATAAATGAAGACCCGCCACCGCTGCCCAGTACGCCATTTCCAAAGTCTAACTGACCTTGCGCGCCAAGCACGCCAAGCCCGGCAACGCTTCCGCCAAGGCCAGCAAGCCCAGCGCCAAACTGATTCTGTGGGGTGCCCAAGCTCTGCCCCAATGCCATGCCAGCTTGACCAGCAATTGGGTTAAGTACCTGTGTGGCATTCAATGCCTGGCCCAACTGCTGCTGTCTAAACTGTTCAGCCAACTGAGCCTCACCGGAATCCACGTTGGCAATGTTCTGGATAGCCTGACCAGCAAGCTGACCTTCAATGCCAGCACGCCGACCACCTGATGCACGACTAAGACCAAGCCTGTTCATCACAGCCTGTCTCGTTGCCTCATTGCCCGCAGCCGCACCCTGCCGCCTAGTGTCAGTGATACCAGCAGCCAACTGTTGCGGAGACTGACCACCTTGTGGGCCAAGCCCAAGCAAGCCAAATATCTGTTGCCCTAGTGGACCACGACGACGTGACCCGGCCTCGCGGCGCAAGAACTGTCTCTGATCCTGTTGGGCATCAGCATTCGCACCGCCCTGTAATATCCCACCCAGAACCTGTGCACCAAGCCCTGCTCCAATTGCTGCGCCAGCACTCATGCTTCTTCTCCAATCCCCAGATCCAACTGGTAATTAACTGATACTGGTCGGAACTCATGCTTAGTAGCAAGGCTGATAATTGACTTGTTATGCCTAGCAAAAGAACAGTTGACCTTGATACATCTCTGATACCGAAAATACAACATTATCGTCTTGAACAACTCCGCGTAGATAGGCTTCTTGCCACCACGGTAATCCTCGTTCACCCACAACTCTTGGATGTGACCACGCTGGCCGGTGATAAACCCAACCACAAAGCCAACCACCTCATCGCCATCCTTCGCAACGAACACCATCCCAAACTCATGGTCTTGAATAATCATTGCCATGCGCTCACCAAGGATCGCACGGTCATACTCATCCATCTCAAGCCCACGGTCGTAGTGCTCTGCTTCGTAGTTATTCCACAGGATGATCTCGTCCATCACGGCAAAGAAGTCGTTTGGATCAAGCCTGTCAATCTTCACCGTCTCAGTCTTGCTCATGATAAGTCATCCGTATATCCACGTAGGTTAAGTTCATCTGTGGTTGCGCCCAATGCACTGGATGAAAACCATATGCCAAGCCCAGGCGCACGCTCCATGTCAAATTCAAAGGTGATGATCTTGCCAAACACAGCAAACACTTGATTGCCGGTCACGGCAGTCGGGGCAGCCTCGCCATCCACCATCTCTGGGGCAGCGTGGAAGTCCAAGTTCTGGTTACCCGCACCACTGTCATACACGCACTGGAACCTGAATGAGCAGATACCATCAGGCAACGCAGACCCATCCAGCAGCCGCATGGCAACAGTAAACGTGTCATCCAACAGTACGCTATCCTTCAGCGTGTATCGCTTCTGCCAGTATTCTCCGCACTGCACAAAGGCTTCCACGTCATTGGCGCTATCTGTCAGCACCAATCCAATGCGCCGCAACTTCCTGAATCCACTGGGCACGTTCGCGCCAACTTTGTCCTTGGACACGTACCCCTTAATCTTTGTCCGGTCATCGTTCTTCACAGCAAGGAATACGAATAGGCTCCCGCTTGTAACCGACACATCAATAGGTATTTGGATCTGATCCTTGACCTCAAACAGTTCACCCTCAATGCCAAGTGACCCACTCGACACATTGATTGCCCCGCCATTGACCCATGACAGGTTCAGGCCACGCAACTGCTGCGGATAGAACAGGTTCTCTTGCCGCTTAGTCTTCTCTTGGTCGTCCTGCGTGATCTCCTGCACATCACGGCGCTGCGCAGTTCCATCTTCGCTATCCCCTGTCATCAGGTTCTGCGACATAGGCCCGCCCTCAAGCATCTCGTCAAGGGGATTAACAGGTTCAACCATTGCCTTCGCCACTAGATAACACCCATCTGTTCAAACTCTGGCAGTGACCATGTCTGGATGAAGAAGGGTACAGGGTCAATCGTGCCAAACCCCACAACGTGACGCTCACGGGATATGTTCGCACCATACCTGCCATCAGTAGACGATGCCAAGTTGATGGTCCCCTGCTTAGAATTACTCGCCCATACAGTCGGGCCAAAGTCGGTCGGGTCAATATCATCAGGGCCAAGGAACAACAGCTTCAGCAAGCCTGTGGTTTCCTTCGTGTGCTCAGTCTCAAACCAACGCAGCATCTTCTTGTTGTCAGACAGCGTCCTCATGTCCATTGCCTTGGTAAAGTAATACGGGCGATACACACCAATGAACACAGTCCCGCTTGTGGGCAACGTAGCAGCAGCAAGACGCAATGACAGCGTAGCGCCGTCCTGATACGTCACCACCCCAATGAAGGTGCTCGTCATGTTCGTGGCATCAATCTCGTATACATACGTCCCCTTGACACCGTCACCAGTAGCCGTGGGCGTGGCTGTCAACGTAATCGTGTCAGCAGTGTCGTCAGAGGAAGACACCGTAAACGAGGAAGCATCCCCATCAGCAAGCCCATCCTTCTGCCCAGACGCCTCAAGCTCACAGGCAAACCCCTGCACAGCAGAGCCTATCACCTCGATGGCCCCGTTGGCCTTAACCCGCCTGGTCATTACACCAGCACAAGGCCATGTCTCAAAACGCATCCACGCACTGGTGTCTACCTGCAAAGGCAGTATCTCAAAGAAGTTACCAGTCTTGTCGGGGAGCGAAAGGTACAGTGTCTTGAAGTCCTCGTTATATGCAGACGATGCCTCGTCCCATCTAGTCTTGTCAGTGCTGTCCTCAAGCAACTGTCGTATGCTGCCCGTAATCCTGCCAGCACCACTGAACTCATCAATGGGGATATACCGCTGGCTAGTCGCAAGGAACGGACCATCAGGCCCAACGCCAAACGTGCCTCTCCCCGGTACGGGGGCCAGCGAGTTATGCGACAAGCACCCACCATCCCAGAAGTACCTGTTCGTGGTGAACGGATTGGTAATATCACCAAAGATAACCGTCCGGTCTGTCTTGCCCCAGATGAACAATTCGTTATTCGCGCTGACTGATAACCCAGTCACCTCGTTGCGGTGGTCAATGAAGTTCAGCACCCCAACGTATTCGGGGAAGTCAACCTCGGAGAAGAACACCGATCTCGGGGCATCGGGTGATCCAGCCCATATCATGCGGCCATCACGCTCCACCATGTATTTAAAGTTCAATGGCTGCTGATGATTGGGCTCCTCCTGCACAAGCAGGTCAGCTTCCGTAGTCGTTATAGTTGCCAAGCCGCCAGATATCCCGCCCGGCGTAGCAAATCTCTGGGCCTTGAACAATACCTGCCCATCAGCCTTGGTCGAATATATCTGTACGGAGTCAACCTGTGGATCAGCCGAGTCATTCAGGAAGCCCAAGTTCAATTCTGTCACAGTACCCGCAAGAGTGTGCTCCATCAGCGGAGACATGGCTGACTCGTACTCAATTCCATCCGGGGCCTTACCAATGTAGGTGTACCCCATCTTGTAGTCACCAATAGGCCACTCAGCGCCAACCCCTGTCGTTGACAGCAAGATCATCGCTATGGGCGGGGGAGCTATCCCGGCTTGATACAGGTTGTCACCGTCATACCTCCACGGAAGACTACCCCCATCAGCAAAGTAACTGCGGTCACCACCGCCTGAATAATTCGTGAATGCAACCGCACCAGTGCCCTGCGGGCTGAAGGGACCAAGCCTCTCAAGCAGGTTGGTTGTCTGGTTAATCTTGTATGTGGCTCCAGCGCCAGTCTCTAGGGCCTCGTTAACGCCCCCCACAGGCCCCTCATAGCCATGAATGCCCCTGATGCATGGTGAGGCGCACGTAACGGTCCCTGACGACCACAGGGCGCACCCAGTGCCAAAGAACTGGGCATCGGGCCGTATGGCCCAAATGGTTGAACTGAATGTAGCCAAGGGCGACGAGGGCAGGGAGGCCCCGCTGCGACCAAACAACGACTCCATCTTCCAATTGGCGGCAAAGTCAATGTCGCTGTAGTCTGTATCATACAGGGTGTGTTCGCCAAGCGCAGCCACGAAGGCATCAGTCTTGGCTACACCGGCACCCGTGGAATCAGACCACGTTCGTATATCGTCCACAGTGTAATCGATAGTGCCATCGACAGTGGTGGGAGATGTCGTTTTGACAAGTGCCGACACAATGCCAGAGGAGGTTGATCCCGCCACAGCAACGACGGGGATTCCCGCAGATGAAACAATGGCAACCCCGTCAATGAATAAGGTCGTCGTGCGAACGGCGGCAACGATGGACGAGCGTGCCGAAAGCCTATAGGTCTGCCCCAGCACAGGATCAAACGCAGCCTTACTAATGGTGACCCCCTCTGTGGCGTGCTCAAATATAAGGTCTAGGTCCACAACCGTTGTGGCCCCAGCACTATTAAGTGACATGAACATCCCATCAGTGCTGGATGTCGCTGCGCCACAGGGCTGAAACATATACTCCCAGGCATCCGTGGTAACGGGATAACTGTCAAACTTGACAAAGAAATCCCACAATACGTCGTCCCCGTTCATCCAGGGGCTCCAGTCACCGCCAGCATTTTGGTCGTTGCTGGCAAATGTCTTCTCTATATTCTTAATGCGCAACGCCCCGTTGCTTCCATCAATGATCCCATCAACAAGGGCATCGTAGCATACCGGCAAGTCGTAATCCGTAACGCCGAGGTCGTCAGCAGTGTCCCCGCCGCCCTCACCGAATTGCCAGTAGTGCTTCAATTCTACATCGGCGGCTATCTCTTCAGCCGTTAGTTGACGCCCATCAGCGCCAGCAACCTCGCCAGATGTGCGCAGGTCATCCCACATGCGCAACTCAGATACCCTCAACTCACCAACCTCTGCCCCCGCTACAATGGAGCCTATCTCCATGTCTGTCGTTGGTGAGGGGTTCACGGGTTTCCCATACGCAGCGTCAACCGCATCAGACACACCATCAAGATACATCGTTAGCGTACCCGCACCAGCCGGGTCGTATGTGATCGAAGCATAATAGTCAGTGTCGATTACAATTGTCGTGGCAGAATCAAGATTGGCAAATACGCCAACATCAACCCGAAGCAAAGCGCCAGTTGTGATGCGAACATCGAATGGACCCTTGAGGATTGTGCGTGAGGCAGATGTGGGGATCTCGCTAATGCTAAACGAGAACTCAATAGTCCACCCGCGAAGAGATGTGAAGTCAAACAACTGCGTGCTGTCTGCCAATATCGGCTGCGTGGTGGTAGTATCAAACAACACGCTTGAACACTTGATTGCATCAGTGTGCATCTTCTGGTGACCAAGCCGCTTCTCAATGGCCTTGTTGCGCAACACCACATCACGCATGGAGCTTGCACTGTTGAGTATATTATCAACAGCACCCTTGCGGCTATCAGTACCAGCCCAGTTCCTTCTGGATCTTTGTGTAGGCATTAGTTAGTCGTCAACTGATTGCTGCGGATCTGACCAGCAAGCGGGAACGGGCCCTCGCCAATGCGGTGTATCCTAGACCCATGCCGACTGATATTGGCATCAGCGTTCTTCTTCATTTCAAACAACGACTTCTCATAGTCCTGCGCCAAGTCCTGGTATGGCAACCGGCGCAACTGCAACGCATCAATCAATGCCCGCTTCAGCAACACAGTGTGGTGGTACTCAACCGGGATAGGCACCGGGGTGTCGATGTCCTGCACCATCTTAATGGGGCGGCGCTTGTACTCCATGTGGACGTACCCATCAAAGTCTGGGTAATCAAATACCCGGAACCGCCTCCGTCCCGCTGGGTTTATGAAAAACCCCTTTGCTGGGGCCACAGTCGTGCCACGGTATGGGCGGTCAAGCGTCAAGGACGTGCCAGTTACTATCTTCTCAATCAAGTACTCGTCATCGTCATCTTGAAACCTAAACGAAGCGCCGGGGGCCTCGATGTCCTGAACGTCCCAAACGGTAAGCGTGCCGGTAACTGTCGCGCTGCCATTCGTGGCAACGGCGGTTCCATCCACGCCTGTGTCCAGACCGTAGTAAGGCTCATTGGACGTATTAAAGTCCAAGTCAACCCTGTTCACAATCCCAGAGAACGTGTCATACAGCAGGAAGTCCTTGACCTCAAACTGCATGTTGGTCCTGCCAATCTCAGCAGGGGTATCCAACTGGCGCATCGTATACATCTTCATGAAGTCGTACGGCATATCAAACACATCGTAATCAATCTGGTATGACTGACCAGCCGCACCAGTGCCCGTGTACTGATTCTCAAGCGTCAGCACACCGGGAGAGCCAGCAGGGATCGACCTGATCCTGTTAAGCTCACCGTTCACAGTGATCCTCTGGCCTTCCATTGTGCGGTCCCATGCCGTGCCAGCACCAGTGATAGCAGTGCTGCCATTGATGGTGGTGATCGTCCCCGCCGTCACGGAGTCTCTCACATGTACACGGGCCTCATGTCGCAAGAATGGGAAGTCATTCTCCGAGCACAGACGCTGAAGTGACTCATTTATCTGGCGCTTCGTTGATTCCAAATCAGGGAGACTCGCCAAGATAGACCCATCACCTGGGTCGCGCTGACCGAGCATCATCTGATATTCATTCTGCAACTGGAGGAAATTCACCTGTTACTCCTTCGGGGCCTTCTTGGCAGCCGGTTTCTTTGTCTCTTTCAACTGTGCTGCAATAGCACCCTCAAGGGCAGCAAGCCGTGCTTCCATAGCAAGCTTGTCAGCCTTCAGTTCCTGTATCTCAAGGTCAGGAGGAGAGATGTCCCGGTTGTAGTCCACAGTGTGCTTAGTAATAAGCATCGCCATAAACTTCGGGTCTTCTTCCGCTCGCTCCTCTACCGCACTGCGCCAACTCTGGATCTTCTCACGATCCTCACGCTTAATGTGGCAGTCCGTGATGTAGTTAAACACCCCGCCCGGCTTAGTCCCATAAGGGCACTTAAACCC